CGATATGATGCTTTTTTCTCCAAAATACCTGTAGACCAAGTTCTTCAAAATAGAGGAAAAATAGAAGAAATTCTACCTGAACTACCAGGTGAGTTAATTATTAAAGAGTTCCCTACAGGGAGAGCTACAATTTCAACGATAGAATCACATATTCAAAAAGTTGAAAGTATGGGAATTAAAGCAGATTTAATTATAATTGATTATGTAGATCTTCTTTCAACAAAGAAACGAACAGCAGATCGTAAAGGAGAAATTGATGATATTTATACAAGCACTAAAGGATTAGCCCGCGAATTAGATGTACCTATTTGGTCAGTTTCTCAAGTTAATCGTGCAGGTGCAAAAGATGATGTTATCGAAGGTGATAAGGCAGCAGGGTCATATGATAAAATTATGATTACTGACTTCTGCTTATCTCTTTCAAGAAAAGCTAAAGATAAAGTAAACGGAACTGGAAGATTCCATATTATGAAAAATAGATATGGAATGGATGGTTTAACTTTTGGAGTTAAAGCAGATACTTCAACAGGACATTTCGATGTTATCGACTACAATCCTGATGATTATGAATCTGAAGAACCCCAAGCATCTAAAAGCTATGATAATTTTGATAGTTTTGATAAACAAACATTGAAAAATAAGTTTTTTGAATTAAATTCATAATAAAAAAAATAATAAAACGAATGAGTAAAAAAGATTTAATGAAAGAAAGGATTGTCTATAAACCTTTCGAGTATCAAGAAGCAGCAGATTTTTGGCTGAAACAACAACAGGCACATTGGCTACACACAGAAGTACCTATGATGTCGGATCTTAATGATTGGAATTCTAATCTATCGGATACAGAAAAAAACATTATAGGTTCAATCCTAAAAGGATTTGCTCAAACCGAAACAGTTGTAAATGATTATTGGACTCAGTTAGTTACAAAATGGTTCCGTAAACCCGAAGTTATAATGATGGCAACCACTTTTGGAGCATTTGAAACCATCCACGCAGAAGCTTATTCACTGTTAAATGAAACACTTGGACTCGAAAATTTTGCTGAATTTATGGAAGATGAAGCTACAATGGCAAAAATTGAAAATCTTACTGCTGTTAGGGATAGTTTTAATGGTGAAAAAGACATTCACGAGATTGCTAAATCACTCGCTATATTCTCAGCATTTACAGAGGGAGTTAATTTATTTTCTTCCTTTGCTGTTCTCTTATCTTTCAAAATGCGAAATAAGCTTAAGGGAGTGGGTCAAATTGTTGAATGGTCTATTAGAGATGAGAGTTTACACTCAGAAGCAGGATGCTGGTTATTCAGAACTCTTATCGAGGAGAATCCTAAACTTAAAACACCAGAACTTGAGGCAGCAATAAATGAAGCAGCTTTACTTTCATTACAACTTGAATTAGATTTCATCCGTAAGTGTTATGAATTGGGAGATTTAGAAGGTTGTTCACAATATGATTTAGAAAACTTTATAAAAAATAGAATTAATACTAAATTAGGTGATTTAGGCTATAAAGGAATTATTACAGACATAGATACAACAGCTGTTGAAAGAATGAAATGGTTTGATCACTTATCAGGTGGTAAACAACATACAGACTTTTTTGCAAATAGAGTAACCAACTATTCTAAGGGTAACATGGAATGGGATGAAAGCATATTTTAATTATGGATAATAACAGTTTAGTAGCAGATTATACAAAATGGGAAAAAGGTAAAGACTACCCAGATTTTTTTGATGATGTAGCATTATCAACAATTTCAAAAGGATATTTACTACCAGGGGAAACTCCCCGCAAAGCGTATAGACGTGTAGCTAATGCAGTGGCCGAAAGATTAAATCGCCCTGATTTAGCAAATAAATTTTTTAAATATATTTGGAATGGATGGATTGGACTTGCTTCTCCTGTGCTTAGTAATACTGGTACCGATCGTGGATTGCCTATTAGTTGTTTTGGTATTGATACGCCAGATTCAATACGAGGTATTGGTCTCACTAACGCAGAACTTATGCGGCTTACCTCGTACGGGGGAGGCGTGGGAATATCCCTTAGCAGAATTCGAGGCAGAGGTGAAAGCATTACGGGAAATGGAAAATCGGAAGGAATAGTTCCGTGGGCTAAAATTTATGATTCTACTATAGTTGCAACAAACCAAGGCTCAGTTCGTAGGGGAGCAGCATCCGTAAATTTAGATATTAATCATAAGGATATTAAAGAATATTTACAAATTCGTAGACCTAAAGGTGATCCTAATAGACAGTGTTTAAACCTTCACCAAGCTGTAGTTGTAGATGACGCGTTTATGAAGCGCCTACAAGATCGTGACAGCGAAGCCATGTCACTTTGGTTGGAAATACTTAAATCACGTGTAGAGACGGGTGAACCATACATAATGTTTAAGGACAATGTTAATAAAGATAACCCTTTAGCGTATAGGATGAACAATCTAGATGTTACAATGACTAACATCTGTTCTGAAATTACTTTACACACAGATGAGGAACATTCGTTTATTTGTTGTTTATCTTCTCTAAACTTAGCTAAGTATGATGAGTGGAAGAATACAGATGTAGTTGAAATGGCTACTTATTTTTTAGATGGGGTGATGGAGGAATTTATTGTTAAAACTAATGGTAAAGAATCAATGGAACGCTCACATAGATCAGCTAAAAAAGGAAGAGCATTAGGTTTAGGTGTAATGGGGTGGCACACGTTTTTACAACAAAAAGGTCTACCATTTAATTCGCTAGCATCAACAGCTTGGACTCATACTATCTTTAGTGATATTAGACAAAAAGCAGAAGCTGCCTCTCGCCAAATGGCTGAAGAGTATGGAGAACCTTTATGGTGTAAAGGAACTGGAATGAGAAATACACACGTAATGGCAGTTGCTCCTACGGTATCAAATTCTCGAATTAACAGTTGCTCAGCAGGTATAGAACCCCAACCAGCAAACGTTTATGTGTTTAATGGTGCAAAAGGAACATTTATAGTGCGTAATCCTGAATTAGAGCAACTTCTAGAGTCTAAAGGTAAAAATTTAGATAAATATTGGGATCAAATACTAGTTGATAATGGTTCTGTAGCTAATTTACCAAATGATATTTTAACAGAAGAGGAAAAAGAAATATTTTTAACCTTCCCAGAAATAAACCAACTTGCATTAATCCAACAAGCAGCCGTGCGTCAAAAATATATTGATCAAACACAATCTCTAAATGTTGCTTTTGATCCTACAGACTCACCTAAATGGATAAATCAAGTTCATATGGAGGCACATAAATTAGGTATTAAAACACTTTATTATTTAAGAACCGATTCAGTAATTAAAGGAGATTTAGGGTCTAGAACAGCAGAAGATTGTTTAGCTTGTGATGGGTAATGGCGCTTTGAATATTTTTCATATATGTATAATCAAAACATATGATAGGAATATACAAAATTACAAACCCTGAAGGTAAAGCCTATATTGGGTATTCTAAAAAAGTAGAAAATCGTTGGGCAAGTCATAAAAATGCCCAACATAAGGCAAATTATAAATTGAAAGAATCCCTAACCAAACATGGTGGGGATTCTCATCAATTTGAAGTTATTGAGGAAGTTGATATTTCATTGTTAAGTCGAGGTCAAGGAGATGCTTTACTTCGTAAACGAGAACGCTACTGGATTAAGGAATTAGACACATTTAATAATGGTTTGAATTCAAATGGTGGTGGGAGTGGTTGTAATTCACATACAGCTGAATCTAAACGTTTAATAGGCGAAGCTAACAGCAAACCTAAACCAGCTGATTTTGGTGCTAATAGAAAAAAATGGCAACATACAGAAGAATTTAAAGAGAAGTTAAGAAATGCTAAACGTAAGAATACTCGTCCTATTTTGATGTATGATAGAGAAGGTAATTTAGTAGGTGAATTCCCAAATAACCAGAAAGCAGCAGATTATATTGGATGTCAGAAATCAGCAATATGGAATGTTTTAAATGGATATAAGTCAGCAAATGCTAAAACAAAAACCACTCATGTAAAAGGATTTACTTTTCTGTATGTATAACCACATTAATTAAATTAAATATATTATGGCACGTAAAAAAGTAACAAAAAAAGTAGTAGTAGAGAAATTAAGTACAATTAAAAAAGCATTCAATGCTGTAAAATCATGGATTGTAGGTAATGGCATCGAAGGTGTTTTAGGTTTAATTTTAGGCTTAATATTATGGTCTTTTGGTTTTAAAATTTATGCTGGATTCGCATTTGGTGTGTTTGCCACGCGAAATTGGGATTTAGCTAAAGCTTGGATATCTAAAATGTTCAACAAGTAAATAGTCTTAAAAAGAAAATTATATTTTATTAAAAGGAGGGGTGCATTTGCACTCCTCTTTTATATTTATTATCAAACGTAACCCCATGAAGTTTATAAGCGACATATTTACTGAAGATAAAATGGATAGTAAATATTCATCTAAGAAAACCCTAGGAATTATATCTGGCATATTAGTATGTATGGCCTTTATAGGTGATGGGTTTGATTGGTTTACAGTAAATGAAGACTTATTTAACTCAATGCTAATTTTCTCAGCAACTATGTTAGGGGTATCAACAATTAAAGCTTTTGCAAATCCTAAAATAAAAAAATGATAAACCCTCTCAAATGTCCTTCATGTGGTGCTGAATATGGTGAGTCCGTTTCTCCTAACCTACCCACACCTAAATCAAATTATCTTTGGATTTTTGATAATGGACATGGTGGGATAATAGATGGAGTTTACCAAACAGCAGGAAAAAGGTCACCTATTTGGGAAGATGGCTCTCAATTATTTGAAGGGGAATTTAACAGAGCGATTGTTAATCGTTTAGTTAGAATGTGTGCTGAAGAAGGCATTGAATGTGTTAATTTAGTAGATACACAAGTAGATATTCCTTTATCTAAAAGAACAGAAAAAGCAAATGATATTTATCGTAAAAGAGCAGATGAAAATGGTAAATGCATTTATGTGTCTATTCATGCTAATGGGTTTAGTAAAGAATCTGCTAATGGTTGGTCTGTTTACACTTCTGAAGGTGAAACAAAGTCAGATATAATCGCATCGGTTTTAGCTGAAAAAGCCGAAATTGAATTTCCAAATGAAAAAATGAGAAAAGATACTCGAGATGGTGATGCTGATAAAGAATCTAATTTTTGGGTATTGAGAAAAACTGTTATGCCTGCTATTTTAAGTGAGAATTTTTTTATGACTAACCATAATAATTGTCATAGTTATTTATTAAGTGAAGAAGGAAGAGATAGAATTGCTAAAATCCATTTTGAAATGATAAAAGAGATAGAAGCAAATAGTACAATTTAATACTTTGCGTAATGCATTATAATGAAAATAATATTGACTGGATGAAAATAATAATGGCTGGGACAGCATCAGGGAGTTTTATATGCTCTTACTTTTTACACTTAACAATGGCTAACGCTGAACAATATGTAGCTTTAGTAGCTGTATTGCTCTTAGATGGAATGTTTGGAATTATGGCTGGTTGTAAAAGGGAAGGATTTAAAACATATAAAGCACTAAAAATTTTAAAAAACTTAGCAACTTGGGTTGTAATTTTAACAGTTATTTTAATGATAGAAAAGGGATTTGTAGGAGCAGGTTGGATGAGCGAAACAGTTTTAATACCGTTCATGGTATTTCAATTAATTAGTGCCCTTAAAAATGCATCTATGGCTGGTCTTATAAAAGCAACTGAATTAAATAAAATTTTAGACCGGATAGACAAGCATAAGGGTTTTAGAGAATAAAAACTTAAGCTTATGTGGAGAAAAATCCAAGAACGAATATTCCCAGTAATAATAGCCTTATCGGCTTTATCAGTATCAGCATCAGCTGCTTTCTACTCAGTTAGTGGTCTTAGTAAATTATTTGCAGGAGCTGCATTTGCAGTTATAGTAATGGCCGCATCATTAGAGATAGCTAAGTTAGTTATTGCATCTTTACTCTATCAATACAGAAAAACCCTACCCTTTTTATTAAAGTCTTATTTATCAATAGCTTGTTTTGTATTAATACTAATTACTAGTATGGGTATTTACGGTTTCCTATCTGCTGCTTATCAAGAAACTTCAGCTAAAGCAGGAAGCATAGATTCTCAAATTGCATTAATCGAAACTAAACGAGATAATGTTAGGGAACAGTTAGCGGTATATAACGCGGAAAAAAGCACCATTAACGGAGCAGTATCTGATTTACGTACTGGTTTATCTAACAATAAAATCCAATATACAAACGCAGAAGGTGTATTAATAACTACAACCTCTAGAGCAACACGCCAATCATTAGAAAAACAACTAGACCAAGCTATTGAACGTCAAAATAAAATTAATTCTAAGGTAGATATTTTAAACCAACAACTATTTGATTATGAAACTGAAATAGTAGAAGTATCAATCAATAATGATATAGCAGGGGAATTAGGTCCACTTAAATACCTTTCAGGATTGACTGGAATTCCCATGGATCAAATTATTAATTATCTTTTATTAACTATTATATTTGTATTTGATCCTTTAGCTATTGCTTTGGTAATTGCTGCTAACTTTGCATTTGCAAAATTAAACCCTAAAACAAGGGAAAATTTATACGGAGAAAAAGTACCTGTAGTAGAAAAAGAAGATGATAATGGTTATTGGGTTGAAAATGAAATGGAAGACCTTAACAACCAGTTTAATGCAGACGATTTACTCCCAGATGAAGATGATGAAGACTCAGACATATCAGAATTAGAAGATCAAATTGCTAATACTTCAAAACCTCATAGGTATGGCCCTACAGGGTGGAAAACTCTTACAAACAAATTAATGAGTTTAAAAAAAGATAAAGAAGATAATGATGATCTTACTATAAAGTATTAAAAAGTAAATTAAAGATTCCCACGCAGGGGGTTGGCTTAGCCAATCCCCTTTCGTATATTTACAGGGTAAATGAGGCGCAAAGCCGAGTTAAGTATTAAAAAAATAAAGGTTATGCAAGTTAAAATTAAAGTCCAAACTCAGTATTTCGAGAATTATAATGTTGATGGTGATGGTTTCAACAATTATGGTGATAAAAAACCACATTGGAAACCTAAGGGTGGTCAGGAATTCATTTTCCCAGTTGATAGTGATTGGGTAATGTATGTTAATAAAGAGGAGATGATTGAGGCAATCGATCAGATGCTTGCTAATCAAAGTAATGTTGCTTGTAAGTATGAGTACATCGAGCATGATGTTGATTTTGGTGAGCCAATAGTTCTTGAAGGTCTTCAAGAGATGCGTGAGGAGATATTTGGTTAAGCCAAATATCGTTCGTATATTTACCCTGTAAATGAGGTGAGAGCCCAAAAATATTAAAAATAAAAAATAAAGGTTATGTCAAATATTAAAGAAATCAAAAAAAATATTGAAAAAGGAAATGCTAAGTTTACTGTAAAAGGAATTACCGAGTACCGAAGAGGTGGTGAAGATAAGGAGTACGGTGATTTTCCAAAGATATTTAGAGTTAATGATGAGGGTGATGCTATTTTTGAAGATTCAGGTTTGTTTGGTAGAGGAATGAATGTTACCAAATTAGGTCCTACTTGTATTACATTGTATGATTACAATATGTTAGGTAAAAAAACAGTAGGTAAAATTAATTATAAAGATATTACAATTTTATAATAATGAATAAAGTTTATGAAGTTCAAAATGAGGATTTAGTAAGAAAAGAAATATCCAAACTTAGGCCTATTAGTTATAATAGGTTTAGGTGGTGGAGAAAATTTGACCAAAAAAAACGATCACTACCAGATAATGCTCCTTTATTAGATAAAATTAAAAATGGAGACTTAGAATTCTCACAATATTGGTGGCAAGCTAAGTTTGCAGAAATTGAAATAAATGAAGCCTACACGAGGTGTGGGTATGATATGCAAAAATTACTTGAAGTTCATGCTGTTGATTTAAATCGAAGAAAACGCTTATGGCAAGATTTTGAAAGAGATGAGAAGGAAAAGTTAATGTTTATAAGAAAAAAATTCTTAAAGGAATTTTATATGGAGGTAGAAGATTATGAAAATGAAGTTAAATCATTTGGAGGGTCATTAGAGAAGTTATACCATCACTGTGTTTTAAAGTATGGTAAAAAAATTAAAATTGCAAGAAGAAAGAAAAAGTTATGAATAGATTAGATGAACAATATCGGGGCATTTTAGCTGAACTTCTATATAATGGGAAAGAAAAAGAAGATAGAACTGGAACCGGAACCTTATCTAAATTTGGAATGCAGATCAGACACCAGATGAAAGATGGATTCCCACTATTAACCACAAAGAAGATGGCAGTCAAAACCATGATGACTGAACTTAAATGGTTCTTAAGAGGAGATACAAACATTAAGTACTTGGTAGATAATAACTGCAACATTTGGAATGGAGATGCGTATAAGAACTTTCTAAAGCATAACCCCCCACATGACCATTTAGAAACTCTAGAGGAATTCATCAATAAAATTAAGACTGATGATGAGTTTGCTAAGAAGTGGGGTGAGTTAGGTCCAATCTATGGTAAACAGTGGAGGAGTTGGACAGAATATTATGTTGAGAAATTCAATGGTGGTAACCCTGTGATTGTTGAAAGAACATCAGACCAAATCGAAAATCTCATCAATGATCTTAAATCCAACCCAGACTCCAGGCGACTAATGGTCTCGGCTTGGAATGTTGGAGAATTAGACCAAATGACATTACCCCCTTGCCATTATGGTTTCCAATGTTATGTAGTTAATGGTAAGTTATCTCTAATGTGGAATCAACGTTCAGTAGATACATTCTTAGGTTTACCTTTTAATATAGCAAGTTATGGAATGTTGTTAATGTTATTATGTGAAGAAACAGGATATGAACCTGGGGATTTAATAGGGAATTTAGGTGATACTCACTTATATAATAACCATCTTGAGCAAGCTAAAGAGCAGATTAGTAGAGATGGTTTTGATTTACCTACTATTAAATTATCAAATGTAGATATTTTAAATGGAGAATTTGACTATGAATTAATAAACTATACTTCAGCAACAGCAATTAAAGCACCTTTAAGTAATTAAATTATGATTGAAGCAGTAAAACACGCATTAGGTCTTTGTGGAGAGCATTGGCATCCAAATATTTTTACTCTTCTTTTAAGTGGATTTGGATTATATGGTCCTCTTCATTATATTAAATATAAATTAAAAAGTTATAAAAAATGAAAGTAAGTCACGAAACTCCCCTATGTTTACTAGAAGATAGTAAAAAATTTAATGATTATGATTATTGCTTACCTCATTTATTAGATGAAGAACCAGCATATTTAGATTATTTTCTAAAAGCAAAAGAAGAAGGTCGTTATATTATAATGGATAATTCTTTACATGAGTTAGGTGAGGCTTATAATCATAATCGTTTACTACACTGGATAGAAGAAATTAAACCTAATGAATTTATTGTACCCGATGTTTGGGAAAATTCAATTGAATCTATTCAAAATGCTGAAATATGGAATTTATATAATTTTCCTGAAGGTGTTGAAAAAGTAGCAGTAGTTCAAGCAACTACACTTCATGAAGCTGCTCAATGTGTTAAAGCTTATAAAGATTTAGGTTATGGGAAAATATGTTTTTCATATGGTGCTTCTTACTATAATGATATAGTTACTCACCCCAATAAAGATTTAGGAAAAGCATTAGGTAGGTTAGTTGTTATTTCTACTTTATTAAAAACTGGAGAATTAAGACAGGATGATAGAGTACATTTATTAGGGTGTGCTGTTCCCCAAGAATTTGGATGGTATAAAGGGATTAACTGTATTGAATCTATAGATACATCAAACCCAGTTATGGCTACCTTAGAAGGACATACTTATACCCACAGTGGTTTATCATTTAAACCAAAAGCAAATATGAATGATTTTTTCTATATGGAAAGTGACAGAATTAGTTACGATCTATTAGATTATAATTTATCAAAATTTAAACAAATAAATAATATATAAAAACCAAATAGTTATGATGTCACTTTATGATTACCAAGGCCACCCAGATAAAAACGGGACAGGATTAAAATTAAATGCTTATGCACAATTAAAAAAACAACCTTATAAAAAAAGATTATTAGAGTTTAATAATATAGAAGTATTTTTATATTCTGAAGAATTTTTAAAGGAATTTTTTGAAATCCAAGAAATTTTTAATACAGAACTTATAGCAGAATAATTATGGCAAAATTAAGAAAAATGGTTACCTACACTGATTATAGGTGGGAAGAAACAGAAGAACTAACCCCAGAGCAATTAGTTAAATGGAGATCAGGTGATGAGGACCTACGAGAGGAAGTTCTTGATGAAGTAGAGTTTGAATTAGCTCGTGATAAGTGTCTTGAAGACAGTGAATACCCAGAATTAATAGAAGACGAAGATGGCGAATAGTAATAGAACAGAGATCTATATAGAAGGATCTAAAGAAGCAATTGATAATTTTGTAGAACGATTTGATAAATGTCATAGTGGTCCTTACCCAAATCAAGAAGATAACCCTCACATCGCAGATGAATTTGGAGCAGATGCTGAATTATTTATAGATAAAGTTGGTTCAAAGTGGATCCAAATTTGGGATGAAGGCATTTATCGCTCAAGTGATAATAGATGTGAAATTTATTTAGATACAGCTTGGTATCCACCATCAGATATGATTTTAGAAATTTATAGACAAATGGCTGAAATTGATGATGAAATCAAAGTATCAGGTAAGTACTGGGATGAAGGATATGATCCAATAGGAGTATTCGAAGTATATTATGGACAGATAATCAAAGAGGAGAATCATAACCTAGAAGAAGATGAAGATCAAGAATACTTTTGGGATGATGTAATTGAACCTGCGTTTACTGTACTTCAAGCGAAATTAGATAAAGTAATGGAAGAAATATAAAATTATGGCATTAAAAAAACAAACTATAAGGGGATTAGAATCCATTCGTTTGAATGGTGAAGTAACTACAAAAGAAGAATTAATTACATTAAGCGAATCTTGGAGTGAAAACGAAGAAATCACTGTAAGAAAAATTCTACAACAGGGTGGAAAATGTAAAATAGGTTCGGATATTATAT